ATTGCCCATTTTGCTCCTGATTAGTGAAATCAGAACTTTTTAAGGGGTTACTATCCCTTGAATATTTATTTTACCCAAAAACCTTTACGAAGATAGTCAAAATCTTCTATATATCGATATTCTGTGTCAAAATTTACATCTTTTTCATCCCATACAGGTATTGCTTCTGTATTATTATACCGAAAATCTGGATTTTGGCGCAAATGAACCTCAATAAGGTTATTTCCTATAAATTCACAATTGATCCAATCATAATCACCAACTAATTCATTTAAAATTGAAGGAAAATTCACTTTTTGATCAATTTTTTGCCATTTTTTCCATTTGTATAGAGGATCATATTGGTCACGAGTCCCTAACACAACCAATTTTGATTCTTTTTTATAAAAATCAACACTAATATGGTTGCCCTCAAAGATTTCACACCAAAACTCTGCCGGATGATAGTTATCGGTGCTCTTGTAGATGTATTCAATACGAGAAAACCGTCCCATACCCAATAAGTTCATACAAGGACGCACAATATAAAAGTCGGACTTGGGAACATCAGTCCCAACAGGACCGCATGTATAACCCAACTTCCGACTTAATATCAACTTATTATAAACCCAAAGGTCATCAGTCTGAATTTGATTCCACTCCTGATTTCCTTCGAGATACATTATTTTTTCTTTTTTCGTTTAGAACCTTTTTTAGGACTTAAAACATTTTTACAACGTTTATCGGGTTTTGAATGTCCATTCTTATGTATCCAACGTGCCATCAGCGACCTTGACCACGATACATTTTCTTCTTTCCGTTACGAGAAGTCGCGGCATACTTTGTGTGCTTACCACTCCCTTGACGAGTTTTCTTCGGTTTTCCTTCTATAAAACCGTTACCACTTAATCCAACCTTTGAACGTACTGCCATAATAACTCCTTAATACTTTTTGATTTGTGTTTCTAAATCTTGTGGTCTTGGAGAACCTTTCTGATAATACTCTATCGAAAGATCCTCCATCTTATCAAAATACTCCTCCTCCGTCAAATTCTTATACAGAACTTTCCCTTTATGGAGAATTGTATATTCTGTCAGCACCATCAGATCACTCTTGTCTTCTCATGTCCAACACGAATCCGTGGATCACACCATATCTTAAATCCTGCTTCGATAGCATCGAGACAGAATGATACATCCTCTCCACACATATCCTGCACCTCTCCACTCTCAAAGACTTGCATCTTCGGAGCAAACCATGGATACTTCATCTCTTTGTGCTCAAATACTCCGTGCTTAATTAGCAACCATCCAAATCCTGCATAGTCTACAGTGAACGGTTTACGACGCTTTGTAATACTCTCCCCGGTTTCATGATTCATCACTCCACCACCCTTACGGAAGTCTTCCTCATCTAACCAATGTGCAACTGATGTGGTCTTACCATCCTCAGTCATATACCATCCACTTGCAATATCTTGATCCATCAATACCAATTGCCAAAACTTCTCTGTGTTAAACACAATATCACTGTCAATCCATAACTGCCAATCATAATTTAACTTGCCATCCCATGGAATTTGATCCGGTCCTCGCAATACATTCGCACCTAAACATTTGCATCTTGCAAAGTTAACCATCGATGAATAATCTTGTGAAATCTGGATACTGGCACCGGCCTGTACTAAATCAAAACAAAGTTGTACAAAGTTTTTGAGATACGTATAAGAAACTCCTCTACCAGGTAAACAAAAGACAATGGACTTTCCTCTTACCATTTCCTTTGCCTTCGCATAGTCCCACTCTTCAACACTCTCGGTTGCTTTGGGTGTCTTTGCTTTTACAGTAAATCCTTTAGCCATAACTTTAATTGAACTACGTCATTATCATAACACTCTATCTATACTCAGTCAAGACTTCCTTCGGTACTCAGTCAAGACTTCCTTCGGTACTCAGTCAAGACTTCCTTCGGTACTCAGTCAAGACTTCCTTCGGTACTCAGTCAAGACTTCGAATTATAATACAATCATTCTCTACCTCGATGTTTACTTCTGTTCCCTCGTACCACCCCTTCTCATCACATATCCATTCCGGTATCGTAATAACATGTTCCCCACTTACTGGGTCGATCTCTACAGTCGTAAAATTTTCTTGCGGATTTTTTTGCATATCTTTGAATCCTTGATGCCATTTTTTATATATGAAAAATTTTTTTATTAGACTGATATCACGAACGGACTTTGGGTCGTTTATAGCTTAAAGTAGTAGGGGGGTTTTATATACGGGGCACGGCAACGGTTAACATAAGGGGGGCAATCACCCCCCACTGCTGTTTACGAACGAACGGCATAAAGTCTAAGTTCCTTCTTAATGTCTCTGCCTATGTTTTTCATAGTGCGACAATCACTAGGAGTTCTTGATGTCACTACCCGTGCCTGTTTGTATACATTATGATTCCAAATGCAATGCTTACCATTACATCGGGTTAATGAAAAATTAGCGGTTGTCATTTTGATTTCAATTTGTCTTTGTAGTTTCATGAGGAAAGTAAAGAGAAAAAAACGAAAGAGGAATCAACCCTCTAGAACCCAGGTTCCCAGTTCCCCGGCATCCAGTCGCTGGTTCATCAGTGCCCACCATGGAGAATCGATGAACTCATCCAGCAACCCCAGGTGATGAACGAACCGCAACCCCTGTAACCAAGAGACGGTGCCATCCCATTCAGCAGAGGTGAGGAACTCATCCCAGATAAGGTCGGAACGCATGAGGTGCTTTGCTTGGTTCCTCCATATTCTACAGCATCGCACCCCCCTGCCAACCCCCTAAACGATAAGGGTTGCTGATGAGGGTGATAAGATTATTTGTCTACACTTTGGAACTTATTGTTGTTGAAGTTAGCATAACTGAACTGCTCACGATTGACTAACTTAAATGTACCGAACTCATTGGAGTAAACATAACCCTCACCACCGATTGGAGTTTGTCCGATGTATGCCTTTGGACCATTATTCCGACAGAGATAGATAGCATCTTCTTTTATCGACTTAACTAATAACCAGAAACTGATGAGTTTTTCATTCATAAAGGTGGAAGCAATCACAGGACGATTCTCACGGATGCAAGAATTAAGTTCCTGTTTAATCAGTGTTGCTTCCTTATCTGATACAAACTCAATGTTCTGTGCCATAACCTTAGCAAACTGAATCACATCGTCTAAGTCATGGAATCTCTCCAGTCCATCATCATAACGACCGGAGAAGATACGGGCACGGGGTTTCACAATCTTACAATAGAATGTGTCAGTCATAGTGAAGTTCATCGGATGTGCGATTGCATCCCTTAAGTCACTCTCTGCTGTGTAGTAAGTATGAGGGGCAATGATAATCTCCTCCTCTACAATGTTATCGAACTGATAGGTGATTGTGTTCGGTGTATATTCATCAGACCCACCGAATCCGATAAAGTCACCCTGAAAGATGCCGTCAGTTAGTGGAAGATAGTCATAGCACTTATGAAGAATATTAGCAACATTGCCCGTGTGGTTAGCATCAATATCCTGATGCGATTCGTTGATTTTGATCTTTACTTTGTTAAAGACTGACTTAGTTCCCACAAAGAAATTACCGGTCGCAGGATTCTTTCCCCATACGATTGCCGGTGCCCCATCCATCTTTACTGACAGATTGCCCTCATTACGTAGACAATCAAGAGCACTTAAATCACCAGTGAGAATGGAATCTTCGGGATGTTCGATGTGCTTGTTTTGCATAATGTTGAGAAAAAAGTGAATGAATAAGGTGGGGAGTTTGTATCAGATAGGGAAGGAAATATTCTTTGCCTCAGGATTGCAACGATATTTGCCGGGGTCACTACCTTTGTAGGACGAACATGCACCGGCATGGATATAAGCAGGAACTGCTACGTTATCACTGGAAACCCACAAAGTGCGACGGGTAGTGATTGAAGAGGCAATGCGGAACATATTAGAGAATGATGAGAATGAGAACGATTGAGTAAAAGCGGGCATAACATGATGCCCACTCTTTTTTAGTTTTGATCATGCAAGACGCATTCCTGAAGTGAACTTAACGGTTTGCATTTCGTTGAATGTTTCATTAAAGACACGAACAAACCAGGTCCAATTCTGTTGAAATACCTGCTCATTCTTTGTTCCACAGGTATATCCAAATTCATTGAGAAGTGCATTTAGACGGGATTTTGTGGTCTGTGATTGATAACCACCATCATAAAGTTTCATTGAATCTTCATCAATCTCAGCAATCAAGTTGCCATGAAGATAAACCTTTGAGATACCATCTTCAAGGGTAACTGATGTGTTCGCAGATGTCCAGTTAGTATTATCTTTGATTGCTTGGATCATCTGCTGTTCGATTTTACGCATGAGAGGCAGGTAGAAGGGTCTGAGAGGAGTGGAGAGGTGCTGTCCCCTCCACTCCTATACAATACACGGTTCCT